GGAGTCGCGATCTGTCCGAGTCCTGGCTAGCAGATCGTGACGGTATGGGGTGCTGTGGTTAGGAGCACGAGAATTAGTATACACTCTCGAGGCTCAAAAACCTAACGTTCAATTTCTCGCGATCGCGTACAAGCATGCGAGCGAATGCGAGCGCGTCCTCAATCCTGGTGCAAGTCTTCACACGCTTGTCGTTGTAGTTGAAATCGTAGTACCAGATATTGAACTGCTTGAAATCGGTCATCTGAAGAACTCCTTTTTCCGTCCCTTCCTTACAAGAAATATAATAGCACTAACTGTTACAAAAAAACTAGTTGTAATTATAACAATAGCCGTTAAAATAATACCCAAGTTCCAACAGACGAGGGAAAGGATCGTCATGAACAAGTCTGAAATCGAGAGCCTGTGGAGGGCACTATGCGCGACAACGTGCAAGCCTGGTACACGCGCACCCTACGATAGCGTGTGCGTACATAACCGCGTGGTCTACGCTACGAACAGCTATGTCTTGCACCGTGTCGAAGGGCTCTTTCAATCCGGTATGCTCTTCCGCGCGCTTCACGGCCATAGCCTCGCATATATAGACCGCACCGATGTGCTGGACGGTCTTCTCAAATACAGGCCAGATAATCGCGAGTTCGCAAACATGATTCCCGACTACGACCCCGCAAAGCTCATGCTCGCGCTGCGACCGCATCGAGCGCTAGGCTCGACGGTCAAGTTCTATAGCGGGGCGCGTCGCGAGTACGCACCATTGGTCATCGTGAGCAAGACGAACACCCCCAAGGAGCCGGTCATCATCACTACCGTCATCCAGGGCGAGAAGAACGGATGGAAATAGCTACAATACCGTTAGGCTTATGGGATTCGGCAAAGGGCCGGGTCCCTTTTTTCTGCCGGAAAGGAGGCAACGGAATATGGACGTCAATGTAGTTATGGATCTGGTGAGCAACGTGGCATTTCCTATCGCGGCATTCGTGATGATGTACTACAGCAACACGAAGACCATCGAGGAGCTTCGCAAGACCATCGAGGAGAACAGCCTGATCATGGCTAAGCTCTCCGAGAAGCTCGACAACCTGACGACCAAGGAGGTCTAGTCAATGAAACCAAACCGCATCGAGCGGAAGAAAGGCGCGGCATTTGCCGCGTTTTTCTTCGCGCTCGCGATCGCATTTTCGGTGCCGACTGGCGCGGAGGCATACCAGAGCGTCAACAAGTACGTATCTAGCGGGCACGGTTACCTTAATGCGAGCTATCTCGTTATCCACGAGACCGCTAACCCCGGTGCGAGCGCCTACAACCACACGTTGCTATGGGCTCGTGACGATACCTATGCGGTACATCACGTGATGGAGCTCGACGGCTCGACTGTGTATAACACGGTTCCGGAGAACCGCCTTTGCTGGCACGTGGGCAACGGCAACGGGTGCACGATCGGCATCGAGCTCGCGCACGCAACCAATGCAGCCGATTTCGCTAAACAATGGGGCGAGGCCGTCAAGTGGACCGGGGACGAGCTGCGAGCCCACGGTTGGGACACGTCGCGCCTGCTGTCCCACTACGAGGCCGCTCGTCGCTGGGGAGGTTCCGACCACACCGACCCTAACGGTTATTTCCGCGCATACGGGAAGACGTGGCTCGAGTTCAAGCAGGCCGTTTCCGCATATCTAGGTAGCGGATACGTAGCGCCTATCGCGCCCACCGACGGCAACGGGGGCACATATCAGCCTTCAACCTCCGCGACTCGCTCGTCCTTCCCTAAGTCAACCGGGAAGAGCGTGAACATCCACTACGCTCTCCATAACCGTTATGGCTCGTGGAACGAGGTCGTGACCAATTTTAACGACAGTAACTCCGAGGGCTTCGCCGGTATGCCCTACGGTTCCCACGACATGCTCATCGCTTGGGTGGATATCGGCACCCTTCGCTATCGCGTCCACACCAAAGAGAGCGGTTGGCTAGGTTGGGTGCAGTATGCCAACTACAACGATTCCGTGAACGGCATGGCAGGCATCTGGGGACAGACCATCGACGGCGTTCAGATGTACTACATCACTCCTAACGGTGACTACAAGCAGGTCTACTACCGATCTCAGGACGTCGCCCACGCCGGGTACTGGGACGAGGTGTGCGATGACGGCACGACCTACGGAGGCGACGACTACGCTGGCCTGTACGGTTACGCGCTCGACCGACTGCAATGCTATGTCTCGGATGGCACTCGTCGGTAACTGAATTTTATTAGAATAACTGTTGACACACAAAGCGTACTCTTCCTATAATGTCCATGACAGCAACGGGAAGGGGGTGCATCTCATGTCAAACACAAAGAAGGAGCGCGGACGAATCGGACGCCGGATTCAGATCTGCCATTGTGTAGGCAAGACAGTCGCCAATGGAAAGCTGATTGATTTCGAGCACGACCTCTACGGTGACTATTCGGACCCGGTGAAGGCGACGAACACGCTCCGCCAACGATTAGGTGATTCGTTCATCTCGATCACAAGCGTCGAGACCGAATCCGACTACTATTCAATCCCTACAAGACTTTTCCTCAAAGTCGCAATGAACTACGCAATCGGAAAGGAACCTCATTATGACTAACGACAACACCCAGCTCGCACCTATGGACAACTGCACCGACCTCTACACCCCGGCAAGCTACTCAAGCATCCAGGCTACCGACAAAGAGACCAAGAAGCTCGTCGTCAACGCGATGAACAACGCCGAGTCTTTGTCCGACCACGAGGGCGAGACCCTCGAAGTCATCGGCGTTTTCACCAAGCCCGGCATCCGCCGCGCGCGCGACAAGAACGGTATCGATATGCCATGCACCAACACCACGCTCGTCTGCGTGGACGGGACCGCCTACTTCTCCCAGTCCGAGGGCGTGCGCAACGCCGCGGATAACTTCATGGCCGCGGGCCTGTTCGATGAGGGAGAGGTCGTCCCGATGAAACTCGTCTCCAGCAAGCTCCCCAACGGCAACACGCGCAAGACGCTCGTGCTCGTCTAGTCAAGACTTAATCCCCAGCTCCCGTTGCTTTAACATCAGGCGGTGCGGTCAAGGCCGCACCGCTTTTTATTTGGAGGTCGAGCCCTATGGCACGTGCGAAAAGGACATCGGACGAGGTATATAACGCGCGACGCCGCGCCAAGAGACTGCTGGCGCGCCTGGAGCGCGAGGACGTTAGCGGCACGAGCGCGTCGCAGAAGCGAGCGCACGCCGACTATATCGCGAGCGTGCGCGAGCAGATCGCGCAGTCCTACCAGGGGACGCGGCAGGTGCACCAGGTATCCGAGGCGCAGACGCGCACGAAGATGGCCGCTGAGCGCCTGGACCGCATGACGACCGCGCCGCGCAAGGCGAGGTCTCGCGCCGCGAGGTCGAACCTCATCTTCCAGCGGCAACTCAACCTGGCACGCTCTGGCGCGCCGAGTACGCTCGGAGACAGCGGAAAGGAGGCCGTGTCGGTCTTCTACGCCGCGACACGCCGGTTCTGGCGCGGGAAGGACCCCAAGGAGCGGAACAGGCTGATAATGGAGGGCTTAGGCGTCACATCGCTCTCCGAGGCCTACGACCGCGTTATCGGTGCCAATAGGAAGGCGCTCGACAGCCTGGTATCGTCCGGCGCGCAGACGTCGCTCGTCGAAGGGCTGACCTCCGAGAACGAGGCCTTCTATGGCGAAGTGGATTTCGACGCGGAGCTGACCGGTTCGGCGGCATGGGCGTCCAAGATCGTCATGTTCGGATAGTAAAAAAGGTGCGGGGATGGGATTCAAATCGAAAAGGCCGGAGTTTCGTGTAGCGGCGAGCTACGATACCGAGACGTGCAACATATGCACCGACCGCTCGGAGAACACGTGGCGCGCCTATCCCGTGCTGTTTATCGTGAACGACCTGCGCGGGTGCGACCTGCGGACCTATGAGCCCGGCGCGGGCCGTATCGGCTTCCATCGTCACGAGGCCGAGATGCAGGCCGCTATAGACGAATATATCGCATGGGGCGAGCGAGAGCATTGCATACCGATCATCTGCGCCTACAACCTCATGTTCGACCTTCAACCGCTCATGCACGACCTCAACGAGCGCTGGGATATGGAAGTGTCCGCGCAGAGTGCTACAAGCGCCTATACCGTCGATATCGTGCGCGACGGCGCGGTGAAGCTCCGCTTCTGGGACACCTTCTACCTCGAGATGCGCGGGCTCGCGAAGATGGGCGAGGCGGCAGGTCTGCCGAAGGCCGAGGGCGATTGGGACTATTCAAAGATCCGCACGCCCGAGACGCCGCTCACGCAAGAGGAGCTATTCTACGCAGGGCGCGACACAGAGGTCATTCCCGCATATCTGCGCTACCTGCTCGAGTCCAACGAGTGGCTCCGCCCCGAGTGGCTCGGCGTGCGCGTGCTGACCAAGACGTCGCTCGTGCGCCAGGCGGGAAAGATGGAGACCGGGCGCCTCCGCATCCCCAGGGCGAAGGGTAGGCCGATCTCGGTACAGGCCGCTTTCGAGCGCATGTGCTCCGAGGAGCTCGCGCCGACATACGCGCAGTACGCGCTGCGCAAGGCCTGCTTTCGAGGAGGCTTCACGCTCACGAGTGCGCGCTACTCCGGCATCGTGCAATCGAACGTCTACTCGATTGACGAGACCTCCGCGCACCACGCCTACATAAACGGCCATATGTGCCCGGTCCATTTTCGCGGCCTGCTCCCGCCGGTACTCCAGGCGATGGCCGAGACCGTGTGCGCGACCGGCCTCGATTCGGCGATGCGACACTGGGAGGAGCCTTTCGGGTGCGCATTCCACGCCCAGATACGGTTTACGAATATGCGCCTGCGCGAGGGGAGCGCCTTCGCGTGCTGGGATATCGCGCTGCTGTCCGAGGCGAAATTCAAGGCTAAGGGTCAGTTGGGCGACTGGGGCGGGCAGGCCGACCGCGACGGCGTTACCGCGGTGCGCAGCGCCGGTTACGTCGATACCGCATATAACGGGCGCTTCGCATTCGGCAAGCTAGTATCCGCTGAGTCCGCTATCGTCAACGTGTCCGAGTTGGAGCTGTGGTGCATGAGCCGGGTATATGCGTGGGATTCGATGGAGGTTATTTTGGGGGAGGGCACTATGAGTTTCGTAAAGCCGCCCGACTACGTGACCCTGCTGTCGAACCTCTTCTACGCGCGCAAGGCCGCGTGCAAGGAGATCCTCAAGACCTACGCCACCGGCACGCCGTACGCGCCGGATATACCCGAGACGATTCCCGAGGGCATCGCCGCGCGCATCCGCTCGGGCGAGATGGAGCGCGCCGACCTCGAGGCGTACTACAGCTCGACCGTCAAGGGCATGTTCAATTCCATCTACGGCATGGAGGCGCAGGACGTTTTCAAGCCCGGTTACAAGATCGAGGGCGGCGAGATATCGGTCGACCGCTCGACCGTCGTGTCGCGCGAGACCTATGCGGAGCATTACGAGGAAGCGAAAGACAAGCTTGTGCTCTACCCCTACGGCCTGCGCATCGTGGGCGGGTCCCGTATGGCTATCGTGGCCGCGATCGAGCTCATATACCGTGAGCTCGGTGAGCGCGTGCGCGTGCTGGGCGGCGATACCGACTCGCTCAAGATATCGTGCGATGCTGACGTCACGGCGGGCGACCTAATGTGCGCGCTCGAGCCGTTCCACGGCGCCGTCACGGCATCCATAGACTCGTGCATGGTCCGCATCCGCGCAAACTTCCCCGGCTACGCCTCGACGCTCGCGGGCGTCGGGACGTTCGAGGTCGAGGGCGAGGCGTATCCGCTCCACATGGACGCATGGAACAAGGCGCGCGTGAGCTGGGACGGCGAGCACGCGCACATAACGTGCGCCGGTCTGTCGCGCCCGACGGGTATGTACCATATAGAGAACTGGATTGACGACATGAGCGCGGGCCACGGATTCGCCGAGGTCGCGCCGCGCGTTCTCGGCTGGGGAGTGCGCGTGTCGCATGCCGTGTGCCACGCGCTCGAGCACTACAGGCCCGCATCCGCCGACGTGCTGGACATGGACGTGACCGACTACCTCGGAGATACCGCGCACGTGAGGACGCACGAGTCGATAGCGCTCTATCCCTCCGACCGCGTGCTCGGCGATTCGGAGAAGGGCGGCAACGCGCGCACCGTCGCATATATACGCGAGCGCTACGGGCGCGAGGTGGATACGGTCGAGCGCGTCATCGACTACGACGGTATGCGCGCGAGCTACACTTATATCGACGATGAAGGGAACGAGGCCGAATGGTAAACCTGAATGACGGCATCCACTACAACTGGGAGAAGACCCTGAGCTACAACGCGGATATCACGATGGTCGTAGGCGCGCCGAACAAGGGCAAGACGTACGGCCTTCGCGCCTACGCGCTCAACGCCGCAATCAAGCGAGATGAGCGTTTCGTCGAGGTCTGCCGCACGCTCGACGAGCGCGACGCCGTGAAGAAGGGTTACTTCGACAAGCTGGTCGCGACCGATGAGGAGTTCGGCGGATACGACTTCAAGTGCGAGAACAATGAATTCAAGTACCGCGCGTGCGGCGCCGAGAAGGGCACACCGTGGAAGGTCTGCGGTTACGTCGTCGGCTACGCCGAGATGCAGGGAACCAAGAAGAGGACGTTCACCGGCGTCAAGAACGTCATCTTCGACGAGGCGATCATCGAGAACATCGACGCGACCCACACCTACAAGCGCAACGAGTGGAATATGCTCGCGCGAATCATCGACTCGTGCGTGCGCGAGGACCCCTACGACGGGCACCGAATCAAGCCCCATGTCTTCCTGCTCGGCAACGCCGTAGACCTGTTGAACCCCTATTTCGCGGCGATCGGCGTGAAGGGCGTGCCGAGGTTCGGCTATACCTGGTACCTGGACAAGATGGTCCTGCTCCATTACGTCGAGCCGGACGAGCACGACCTCTACCGCATGGACAATACGCTCGCGGGCCGCATGGGCAAGGTAACCGGCTACACGAAAGCAACCTACGCGAACGACTTCGCCGAGGACGACCGATACATAGCTAAGAAGCCCCCGCGCGCCAAGTACGTCATGGGATGCGTCCATATGGGGGACAGATACGGCATATGGGTCGACATGAGCGAAGGGTACTACTACGTGACCGGAAAGATACCCAAGAACGCCGAGCCGGTATTCGCGCTCACGAGGCGCGACAATACGCCTAACCGCATCGCCGCACAGCGCGCCGTCAAGACACTGCGCGTCATCGTCCAGATGTATTACGAGGGAAGCGTGCTCTTCGACTCGGTGAAGGTGCGCGAGGGCTTCCTGGACGCGATGTCGCTCTATGGCGTAAAATGACCGAGACGCCAGCGACGACTCGCGCGGCAGGCGGCGAGTAGGGATGATTCGGGGCAGCTATATCGTTCGGTCGATACCCGAACCCCGCACGCTCGGCGGCGTGTTTCAGCCGCACGCGCCATGTTTCGCAAAGGCGTTATATAATGGGCGCGATGCGCGGGCGATAGCCCGTTCGCATCGCGCCCTTATTTATAGCTATAGAAAGGAGCTGACATGGACGAGGACGAGAAGCCCAAGACCGAGGACGAACTGACCGCGGACGAGCAGATGATCGAGGACGAGACCGGCGCGTCCGGCGAGGAGGCGCACCGCATCGGCGAGTTCGACGACCTGCGCGGCCGCCTGGAGCGCATCGAGGGAATGCTCGGCGCCATCACCGAGACGCTCGATTCGATGCGCGCGACCGCTGCCGCGATCGACATCGACAACGGAGCCGACGTGATGGGCGGCGACGGCGACGGTGACGCCGACGTCATCGCCGACGACATCGAGATTCCCGATTACGAAGACATGGACCTTGACCTTTAAGGGGGTTAAAAGATGGCAACCAACAACACCACGATTGCGGGCCGCGTGTACCTGTCCGCGACCAATGACTTCCAGCAGCGCGTGCCCGACCCGACCGTCTCGGGCATCGACGCGACGAGCAAATTCCTGTTCCAGCCGAACAACGGCCGATACCTCAACGAGTTCATCGACGCCTACGTGAACCGCATCGGCGACCAGATCATCCACAACAAGGAGTGGGAGAATCCCCTGCGCGCCTTCAAGGGCGCGACGATGCGCTACGGTTTCAGTATCCAGGAGTCCGCGTTCAAGTGGATCAAGGCGCATACCTACAAGGTCGACGACGCCGTGCTCGAGAAGGTGAACGCGCCCGAGGCCGCAGTCTGGTACCACAGCGTCAACCGCAAGGACCGCTACGACATCTCACTCGAGTACCCCGACCTGCGCCAGGCATTCCTGGACGAGTACGGCCTGAACCGCCTCATCGACGCCGTGCTGACCGTTCCGCGCAACTCGGACAACTACGACGAGTACCTTTGCATGCTCAACCTTATCGCCTACTACGAGCACAACTGGGGGTTCTTCAAGCACCACGTGAGCGCAGCCCCCACCGACGAGGCGACCGGCAAGGAGTTCCTCAAGGCCGTGCGCGCCTACGCGAGCAAGCTCGAGTTCCCGACCGCGCTCTACTCCCCCGTGTCCGCCGAGTACGGAATCCCCGTGTTCGCCAAGCCCGACGAGCTCGTGCTCCTCATCACCGCCGACGCCATGGCATCGGTGGACGTCGACACGCTCGCGGGCATCTTCAACCTCGACAAGGCCGATATCAAGTACCGCACCGTCGTCGTCCCGGACCTCCCCGTTGCAAACGCCTTCGCGCTCCTCACCACGGACGCCTTCTTCGTGTGCCAGGACGTCGTATACTCCAACGAGAGCTTCTATAACCCCGCTACGCTCAACACTAACTACTACCTGCACCACTGGGAGATCGTATCCGCCTCGCCGTTCGTCCCCGCGATCCTGTTCACCACGGACGCCGCGACCGATATCCCCACGCTCACGCAGGCCGTGACCGGCGTCAACATCACTGCGGCATCGCAGAGCCTCAAGCCGGGCGAGACGACGCAGATGACCGTGAAGCTCGTCGGCACCATCACGGACAACGACCTCGGCGTGACCGTCGAGCCCAATGCCGTAACCTGGAGCGTGAGCGCCGAGACCGCCGCATCCAGCGGAAAGCCGATCGCGCTCAACTCCGCCACGCGCGTCGACCGACTCGGCGTCCTCCACATCCAGAAGACCGACCTCGATGCGGGCAACGTCCTCCACGTGACCGGCACGACGTCCCACGTCAACCCCTCCGGCAAGACCACGCTCTATAAGAAGACCGTGGACATCACGATCGCCTAGCCTATAATCTATAGTGCAAGGCGCCGCGCCCCTGCTCATGCGTGAGCGGGGGCGCATTTCTTTTAGGAGGCAAAATGGGCGATTTTCCGAACCTCGATAACGTAGATGTCTACAGGTACGACAACACGCTCGACTATTCACGATTCAAGCCGACCGCAAGGCTCAAGATGTGCAACGTGCCGTGGTGCGGTCAATACGACGATGTCGTGAAGTTCGACGACGACGCCGCGCGCGATGCGTGGTTCGATTCGCTCGAGGGCGAGGTCATCAACCTCGATACCATGTTCAACGTCAAGCCGGACGGCGCGTCCAAGGTGCCGGTGCCGGTTACCTCCGCTCAAGGATATAACTATCTCGTCGTGGACCTTCCGCGCATGACGAGCGACGCGCAGCCGCTCGCGTACGCCGCGGGCGATCGCAAGCGCCGCTATTTCTATTTCATCCAGGACGCGCAACAGCTCTCCCCCAACTCGACGCGACTGATACTCACGCTCGATGTATGGACGACATATATCAACGAGATGCAATTCGACTACGTGCTGCTGGAGCGCGGCCATGCGCCGGTGGCTGCGTCGAGCGTGGCCGACTATCTCGCCAACCCCCGCGACAACAGCGCGTACCTGCTCTCCGATGACGTTAACACCGGTGGCGAGCCTTTCGTCGAGACCGCGCGCGCCGTCAAGAACTACAGCGCCGAGACGCAGCGCGCGTGTATCGCGACATATGCGGACCTGCAGGGCGATCTCGGCACGGCTGCAGCCCCGAAGGTACCCGCGATTTCAGAGCCTGACGTATCCGGCGTGCTCGCGCCGCGCGTGTACTCCGTTGCCGTAGGCGACCTCCAGCCGTTCCTGCGTGCGCTCGAGGCCAACGCGCCCTGGATGAAATCGACCGTTCTCGGCGTGTTCTTCGCGCCGTCCGACCTGCTCACGCAGTCTGCGCCGTTCACTATATTCGGTATATCGGTGACGATTCTGGACGCGGTTCAGAAAATCGAGGCTTTCATGCAGCCAGGCGTGGAGGATTTCGGGTACCCTGCGCAGGCTGCAGGATTCGCGAAACTGTATACCTACCCTTACGCCGCGATCCGCATCGGCGACGAGCGCGGGCAGACATCAACGGTGAGAATCGAGGACCTCGGCGCGAACGGCATCCAGCTCGCGAGCGCCGTGAACCTCGTCATGCCGTACATCTCAATCGACGCTCGCCTGCTCGGTATCGCGGGCGCGACCGATTCGCTCACGTTCCAGACCATCGAGGGCCGCACGTACAGCTACGGCGGGGCGTGGGGAGAATACCTAAAGAGCTGGAACCTCCCCGTGATGCAGGTGTCCCAGAGCGCCGCGAGCCGCGCCGCGTACACGACCGTCTACAACCGCGCGCATGCGAGGCTCGCGGCCGACAACGCGCTCGCGTCGTCGCTCGCGTCCAACGCGACCGCGAACACGAACGCGAACAACTCGGCCAAGAACATCACCGACAACAACGCCATCAACACGGCCGCGAACACGGCAGTCACGAAGAACGCGAACGACTGGGCCCTCACCGGCGCGAGCGCGTCGAACAAGAAGCTCAGCGCCGACTGCAACGCCGACAACGCGGCCTCGACCGCTATGACGGGGCTGCAGAACGACGTCGTCGCAATCACCACGGCGAACAACAACGCGGCAGCGATCGCGAGCACTGCCGGGGCCGTCGTGACGGGAGGTCTCACCGGGGGCCCCGCAGACGCTACGAGTGCCGCGATCGGAGGCGTGGCAGACCTTGCCGTGTCGATTCCCGCGGCAAACGCCGCGGCAGCGATCTCGCAATCGAGCAATTCGGCAGCCGTCTCCGTAGCACAGACCAACGCGCTGCAGAAGACACTTAACGCCGCGAACTACACTGCCGCTGTCTGGGGCGTGCAGAACAACGCGAGCACATCCGCGACAACGCTCCGCAACGAGGCGAGCACCAAGGTCGCGGCGAATAACGCGGCAGTCATGAGCACCAACGCCGCTAACACCAAGGCGACCGGGGACGCTAACGCGAACCGCGCATACGCTACAGCGATGGACGCGATATCGGCAGGCCTCAACCAGGCGGGCGTAGCGGCCCCCGCGCAATTCGGCGCTGGAGCGAACGGGCAATCGAGCGCCACCGCGCCCAGGGCACTCTTCGCCCAGGTCGTCACGCAGCGAGAGAGCGACATCATGAACGCGGCCTCGGCATTCGCCCGTTACGGTTATACGCTCATGCGCGAGTTCAGCATGGAACGGATGCAGGTCATGCGCCATTTCACCTTTTGGAAGTGCGCCGAGGTATGGTGCAGCGGCAACGGCAACGCGCTCGAGGGGGCGCAGGGCGCAATCAAGGATATACTTATTCGTGGCGTGACCGTCTGGAGCAAGCCGGAGGAAATCGGTCGCGTGAGCATCTACGACAACCTGTAAAGGAGGCATCATGGCAGAAATCGACATTAACACCCTGCTCAAAGCCGAGACCTACCAGGGAATGACCGACGAGGAGATCGACGCGATAATCGACTACAAGATCGAGCGCGCCAAGGTCGATTCGACCATCAGCAAGGACATGGAGGCGCACCAGGAGCTCATGCGAGCCATCATGGGCACGCAGGCCGAATCGAGCGCGAAGGTGCGAGACGCATTCCAAACGGCACTCGACGCTCCGACTGTCTATGAGGAGGTCCACGTATGAGCAAGGGACGCAGGGGCTACAAGGGTCCTCGTAAGTACAGACCAGGCGCGCAGCCGACATACTGGCAGACCGAGGCATACAACCAGCAGCTTTTCACGATGTTCCAGAACGACCTTATCGAGCTCGCGCTGTCGCGCTTCCGCTGGCTCAACCTGCCGGAGACCTGCAACGAGCGCTTTCTGGAGTGGACGCTGCTCACCGAGGGGGCTGCGACGCTCGCGTACCCGAACGCGGGAGCGACGCTGCTGTCCCTGCGCGCCGTGCAGCAGGGCGCGTCGAACATGTACGACGAGCCCCGCGCTTGGCGCGCGATGGGCGTAACCGGCAAGACCGATTTCATGTGCAACTGGGACAACGCCGTCTGGGTCTGGGAGAACCGCACGCGCTACCCGCTGCTCGTGAAGATTAACATCTGGGCGCGCGAGCTGACCGACATCATGCGCACGAAGCAGATCAACCGCTTCCATATGCGCATGCCGTTCGTCATCAAGGGCAACCAGGACCGGACGTTCGACGTGCAGAACTTCTACAAGGCAATTGCCAACGGCGAGCCCTTCGTCCTGGCATATGACAATTTCCAGGACATCCAGACGGACGCGACCATGCCAGAACGCGCCAAGGAGTATATCGGGGACAAGCTTCACCAAGAATGGGCCAACACGTGGGACGCTATCTACAGGGAGCTGGGTATAGACTCCATGCCGTTCAAGGAGGAGCGCATGATCGAGGATGAGGTCAACTCGACAATGCAGCCGACCGAGCTCGCGCGAATGTCCCCGCTCAACACGCGCCGCGCCGCATGCGACAAGCTCAACGCCCGATTCGGAGACCGCCTGGACGCTCCCGTCACCGTCGTATGGGCCCGCGACAACCTGTCCAACAACTACGACATCTCACACCGCTACGACACCATGCTCGAGAGGGGGTAGGCATATGTTCGATTTTCCCGAGGTGAGCGATGAGCGCTACGACTACATGACGATCACGCTCGGCGAGTGGCACGAGCTGGGGTTTTACAGGCCACTCGAGGATGATTCATGGCGCTTTGACTCCTACAGCGATGAACAGTACACGCGCCTATGCACCAAATTCCTCAACCGCTTCTACGACCGCGAGGTCTCCAACACGGTACCGAACAGGTGGAAGCGCGCATACCTGCGCAAGCTCAACGAGATCATGCCCAAGTACAAAATGCTCTACGCGCGCGTCGAGCAGGGTGTGAACCCGCTACAGGAATCGCGCGACCGCGAGAAGTCGCGCGACATCTTCTCGGACTTCCCCGAGACGATGCTGTCGGGTAACTCCGACTACGCTAGCACAGGCAACGACCGCGAGTCCGATGTGTTGCGCGAGGGTAACGCCGCAGAGCTTTTGACGCAGTTCGCGCGAGAGTGGCAGGACGTGGATGCTATGATTCTAGACGAGCTGGAGCGAACATTGTTCACTTCGCTCATCGTCCCGACCATTCCGCTTTGGTAAAGGAGGTGGCATATATGTTTGCACCGTTGCCATATTTCGACCCGTTCATGATCTCGAATCCCACGTTGCCCAAGATGTATTGGCAGGTCAAAAGTCCCGAGCAGCTCGTCGCTAACCTGTATTGCATCATCAATGCCATGAAGGGCCACATAAACGACACGTCCGAGCAGGTCAACGAGAACACCCTTGCAATCGAGCAGCTGCAGGCCGTCATCGACGCCATCGAGAACGGTGATTATTACGATCAGTACATCGACGGGCTCGCAAAGTGGATTGACGAGAATCTGCAACAGCTCGTGGCGCGACAGTCAAAGTACATGTTTCCGACGTTCATCCAGGAGCCTGAAACAGGTGCTTGGAGGTACGCGGTCGTCATCCCGCAAGGCTGGGAGTATCTGAAGTTCGATTGGATTTTCGACGAGCGAGATAGCACGTACCACATTCGCATCAATTATTAGGAGGTATAGACATGCCAAACGTCTCAAACTTCGGCGCTCAAACCGATAACGCCATCGTTTCCGGCACCGTGACCGACCGGCAGATGATCATCCCCGACGTTCCCCCGCAGGGGCTTATGAGCGTTGGACCGAGGGTTACACCTAATTACATCAAGGAGCCGTGGAGCTCGCTTAATTCATACGTCTACTTTGACGTGGTGAGGGACGGCGCAGGATCTTCTTACATCGCAATCAAGCCGCTCGTGCCCGCTGGCACTGAGCTCACCGACGAGGATTATTGGTTTAAGTGGAGCGACCCCAATGCACAGCTCAATGAGCTGGAGCAGATCGTTAAACTGTACGACGGGCGCATCTCTCAGAATGCGAGCGCTATCACCGCTGAGGAACAGCGCGCTACGGCTGCCGAGGCCACCAGGGCCCCGATTGACCACGCGAGCGAGGAGACCGTTTACGGAGTCGGAAACGCCGTCAATTACGGTCATGTGAAGCTTGCAGACACCGGAGCATCCGACGCGAGCGAGAGCGTTGCAGCGTCTCCCAAATACGTTTCCGACGTCAAGACCGAACTGACGGGTAAGCTGGGAGATTACTATACCAAGGTCGAGGCCGACGAGCTTTTCGTCACGAAGCCCGCGAATAACGACCAAGTACTCGGGTGCGTTGGAGACTCAATCCTTGTCGGATGGAGCAAAGAGAATACTTCAGGGATTGATGCATGGGACACGTACCTCGGGAAAGCGCTGAACTTTAAACCGGCAAACGTTTTCAAGGCAGCAACCGGAGGTGCCGGATATGTGTCCGGTACCACATTCGAGAGCGAGCTGACGCAGCTTAAGAACACCATCGTTGGCGCAGGAAAATCACTTAACGACGTATCCATGATCATTATCGGTGGTGGAATCAACGACAATACCAACGATAAGACGCGCGATGCCGTACTTTCTGCCGCTACCAGCGCAGTTAACACAGCTTGCGAGCTGTTCCCCAACGCACAGGTTCATATCTTCCCAATGATTATGGGTTGGAAGGGCTTGCGCTCGCACCTCCTAATTCTCGAAGATGCGATAGTCGAAGGCGCGATGTTGTGTTCGGAGAGCAACAGGCACCGAGTAATTACGCATACCGGGTGCTGGAGTTGGTGCTATGATGGTATTGACGAGGGTGTTAGTTCGGATGGTGTTCACCTGCTGCAAAAAGGACAACAGCGCGTCGGTACATCAATGGCCGTGGAGATCAACGGAGGTTCTGCGTACAGATCCGGCTACTCCTTTGACGTCGGAAACGCGCAGGGTCAGAAAGTCGCAACCGGGCATCGTCGCGACTCTATGGTATTCTTCAAACTAGCTACGAACATTACTACAATCAAGGTAGGTGATAAGAACGTAGCACTTGGTATGCACCCGAGATACTGCAGCGAAAACACGTGTATCACATTCTCCAAACCCGATGAGAGCAATACGGTGATTATGTTCGCGGAGATTGAAAAAGGTTTCTTCAACTCTTACAACGCGCTAAATAATGCAGGTTGTTACGGTAGCGTTGCATACCAGATTGATTATCGGTCTAACATTCCCTAACCCATACCGTCACGATCTGCTAGCCAGGACTCGGACAGATCGCGACTCCCGCAGATGACCCGGCACGTGTCGAGCGTGTCGGGTCTTCTTGTGCGCGGGTGGAAGTTACGGGGGGCTAACTGTTTTTTCTTTATGCAATATGT